CAATAATCCGAGAGTTATTCGAGAATTCAACCGATGTCTTATTCAGCGCCTTACACCCAGGTTGAAGGAAGAACGGCAGATTCTCAAGTGCAAGGGTAACACGCGCCAGCATTTCCTTCGCAGTCGCTCCCTTGTTCGCAAGAATCGCGACCGTTTTCTCTGGATTGAATACAGCATACCATAAAAGAAACACAACAGACGAAATCGATTTACCAGACTGTCTACATGCGAGGACAATCGAGAACCGATTATCGTTAAAGTGCTGAAACATCTTTTCCTGATATGGATAAAGATCAAATGGTACAAGACCACCATCAAGCGAAATCACCTTAATATAGTTCTCGGCAAAATATACCGGATCCTTCAGGCACTTTGCATATTCATTAATTTCATGCTGAGTCCACTCTTGCTCGACACCGTCGCGTTTGATGTTCGCGTTGCCGAGATATGAGGTGGACGACTGACCTTGCATTCGCTGATCTGACATTACTCTTCGTCGCTGTCTTGATCTATTACTGCATTCTCGTCCATACGTTTATGGAGCATGCGTTGAAGGTCGGTTGTAGATCCAACGTATACATTATTCTGTGTCATATTACCATTGGGTATCTGCTTCTGATCAATCAGACGGACTTCTTTCTTTTTCTTCTGTAAGTCCATTAATCGATCGGCAACCTCGGCATTCTGTTTTAACATATTCGAGAGCACCTCAAATGCACGAGGATGCTCAGATTCGCGAGCAAGGTCGAGCATTAGGTCAATGGCCTCGTCGCCCTTTTCCGCAAGATTATAGTATTTCGAACGAGCATAGTCGTAATCGTCATTGATCTCGTTTTCTTCATTACTCATGACAGCGTATTCCATATTGGTTCAATGTCAGCAATCACGAATGACGCACCCGATGTTGCACCGACCACGGTTTCACCCAATTCAAATTTATCATCAGGTACCGTCACTGTCACCGAATCAGAAGTAGGTTCACCAGACACAACCGCGGACGCACCGGATACTTGTCCAATAACGGTTTCAGAATCAACGAGCGGACCATTTGTTGCCGTATCATACGAGAGTATTGCAGACTCGTATACCTTAGGATCAAACGATACATTCACGGTAAACTCATCAGATTCATTTGCATCGGATGGTGATATAGTGAGATTCTGTGACGAGAACGGTTCGCCTGTCGACGTCATATCTACATCGGATAGATTTGTTTTTGTCTCACGGATAATCGACGATGTTTCATCGAGCGGACCATAGTATTTAACGCGCGTTTCAAACGTGAGTGTATAGATCAACGAACGTCGTGAAAGAAAATCGCCTTCATAATCATCAGTCATTGACACTGAATTCAACACAAACGGCATGTCAGACTTAAAGTTATTCTCGACCTCGTTTACCGTGACTGTATATTCTGGCTGAAAGAATGGGAGAATCTGTTCAAGAACCTGAAGTGCATCGTCCGTATGCCTCGCAAGAATATTTAATTCAAATGACAGCCGATACGTCGACGGATAGAACATTGTTCTCCGTGACCTGAAATCGTCACCAGGAAGCGTATACTTGGTGCCGCGTGATACCCGCGTTGATTCGTCATATGATATATCAGTAATTTCAAATGACATCCGTGGGAGTTTAATCGCGAGCTTTGGATCATCAAGATTTGCCTCTTGCCGAATTCGTGCAAGAAACTTCTGCCTTGGCCCATACGACAGCGGTACCTTAATCGTCGACAGCGCGTTACCCGAACCGTCGCGCTTTATGATTTTCAGATCATTAAAGAGCGTGCCGAATACGGCAACTGCTCGTCTCGTATGTTCATGATAGAAATGACCGCCGCCAAACATAGTTTACCTCGGCTCGCCGAATGGATTAATTTCCGAGAAGTCAATAATGTCGTCACCTTCGACCTCGAACCTCGAGTTATCGGCAAATTCATCTTCTGGAATATACTTGTCGACATCATCCAGGTCGTATACTTTAGTAACTTCCCAACCTGTATCGGTGTCATCCTCCTCATAGAACAGATTACCCGAGTCGGTATTCATCGTTCGTACCTCACCATCAGATGATGCAACCTGAACAAGAGTCAGATCACCCTGTCGTGTAATACCTTCAGATGGGTCTGCATCACGAGTTGATACAAAGTCGGCAACCTCTGCCGTTACGACAATCTCTTCGACGTCCGAGCTACCCTGTTGGATTACCTGGTACACCTTATCGCCTGCCGCGAATCCAGTTGTACCACCCGTGATTTCAACAACTGTTCTTGTTGCGCCATCGCGCTCAAAGTCATCAATTGACTCAATACCCGTCTCGAATCGCTCGGACGTGTACTCGAATAGCTCACACTGTAGTTCATATGTCGGTAGGTCGGACAGACGATAGAATGGCTGCTCATGCTCGACGAATTTAATCTCGAACATTGAGTTGGACAGCGGAAGATAAATGAGGTCACCTTCGCGCGGCCGCTCGGCTGCCAGCGCGTTCTGATTTATTTCAACAAGCTGACGGAATCGACGCTTCGCAACAATGAATGTAGCCTGGTCACGAATCTCAAGACCGAATTTTGAAAGGAGGTTACCGTCACCTTCAAATCCGTCTGTGTTCGCAATATACATCTCAACCTGATACGCCGACTCGAACTGTGAGTAATCCTCGTTAAGAATTTCATCAGTCGTAATAGCCGAACGCGGAATATACAGAACGTCTTGACCGTACATACGAAGACCTTCGATAATTAAATCTTCGTAGAGCAGCTGTTCTGTTCTGACAGCGGGTGAGAAAAATACGTTTGTAGGTGCCATGATATTACTATTTATATCAAGGTGGAAGAGCGGGATTTAACCCACGAAGAAATTGGGCGGGAATGAATACTTAAGTTGCATCTCCTCCTCGATTTCTTTTATTTCTTCATTAGCCTCGTCATACATTTGCTGCCCGTTTAAGGTGACACCACCAGGCAGCTCCATTCCCTCGAACTTCTTGAGGTTAATTCCCCAGTTACGTTTAATGAGCGCGGTGAGGTAACGCTTGAGGAACATATCGTTATAGACATCGGTATGTTCATTAGGATCAAGAATACGGTAACCCTCAACGACAACATACTCGCCGACCTGAAGCCGATATTCCCAATCGATATTTAGATACAGTCGGTTCATATGACGATTAAACTCAACCTGCGGCGTACCATTAATCATCATATCGACAGTCGAGATATAGTTCTGAACATGCACATAGTTCGAGAGACTGCCAGCGAACCCGAGATTGTACATGTCGTCCAGAGCCATTTGATATCGCGCGTCGAACATCGATACCGACGAATTATCATAAGACAGCGGGAGAATCTTTACGACATTAATGAGAGCATCAGGAATTGGAATATACTGATTGTCACGATCATCCTGAGTAATCTCATGCTTAAAGAAGTCATGATAGATCGCGTCGGAATGATACTCGCGATAGAACTGAAGTGCCTCGTCGACACGATCTTCGATCTGATCCTCGTCAACGTTAATCTCAAGTACCGGGGCTCCGAGATTACGGAGACAGTAGTCAATAAGGCCTTGCCGTGAATTAGGTATCACTTGAAATTACACCTTCTCAACCTTATCGCCGTTTATTATTATTTTATCCCAGGATTGAGTTTCATCATTCCATTCATATTCGTTCACGTCGTCTGGTTTTGGTATCGGCGGTTCCCATGCCCGTGTGTCTGGCTCCCAAAGCCATGAATCGTGTGGTTGTTTCGGTCGCGGTGTCGTAAAGGTCGCTGTTGTCTCAAATGATTCCTTGTTATTTTCTGCCCAGAGATATAGTTCATAATCTGTTTCCATCTCGAATTCCAAGTGCTCGACAACAACAAATTCTTGATTGCTTTTTAGATACCGTACACCTGGTCGAGGAAATACCCCGTATAGTTTAATATTGTCATTTTGTCTTAACTCGTAATTAAGTTTTAGATCATAAAAGTCAATAATATTGGTTTCACCGATAAAGCCAATGCATAAATCAGCTGATCTAGGCTCCAGATCATCAACTGTGACTTCCCAGTTTTGCGTTTGCGGATTGACCTTTGCTATTATTTTACTCATATTCCTTCTAGGACCTTAAATCTTATACCGAATAATGACAATACCAGAACCGCCATCACCACCGCGACTGTTTTGATTATCAGAACCGCCGCCGCCGCCACCTAGACCATCGGCTCCATCAGACGGTCCACGACTTCTACCGCCGCCGCCACCACCACCAGCGCCGCCACGACCGCCG